CATGAGCTCCATGATGTGGAGGTCCTCATCGATTGGTTCTCCCTGTGGACCGAGCTCGAATATTTTAGTCAAGCTCCTCCCCCTCACGCTGGAGCTTCTCGATCAGTGCCTTCACGATTGAGGTAAGTTCAACGAAGTCCTCCCGCGTAGGCGTATGCCAGTGTACTCCGGGTAATTGACTCTTGGAATCGAACCTCTCCAGCAACTCTTCGCACCTGTCAATTAGTTTTTGCACAGCACAATCCCCCTACGCAGTAATTACCAGCTTCGCCACGCCCGCATTAATGGCTGCGATTGCCGCTGGTCGTGTCATCGTCACTTTACGACCATCCGAACAGCACATCACGTATAGCGCCCGGTGGTTACTGTTTATCCACGCGAGCTGGTGCGCACGCGGCCAGCTCTCTGGTTTGATCTTCGCATCCATTATGAACCCGCCAGCGTATCCGTGTTGGAGCTTCCGAATATCTGCCTCAGGTCTTTGTCACCTGTGAGCTCATACACTCCGCCCGGCTGCGTTACCTTCACTTCGTCGCCGGTCGACTTACCTTGCAGAGCGAAAATGTTACTGCGGCTGGTGACAATCAAGGTCCCGCCACCCTCCGCCCGCGCTCTTGCGAAGGCCGCGTTGCTGCGGTCCTCGAAGCCATGGACAGTCTCGCCTCCCGGTATCTGAACAGTAGGTGCATCCAGATACTTCTGGAGCCGGTCCGCATGCTCTGATCTCCTCTTGCCGGTGAAGTCCCCTACGTTCAGTGTACGGAAGCCCTCATCGGTCTCGACCGGAACGTTGAGCACCTTGGAAACGATATCGGCGGTTTGCTTTTGTCGAGCCAAGGAGCTGGTTACAATCTTCTTCACGCCCTTGTCCTTCAGAAACTCAGCAGCCTTCTCCGCGTCGGCCTGGCCCTGAGCATCAATAGGATACTCTCCCCAGCCACGATATACATCCTCATCGTTTGCCTTTGTATCTCCGTGACGCATGACGTAATCAGTCCCGCCACGAACCTCTGCACCGGGGTCCTTGGATGCCATCGCACCCACATCACCGGCATACAGATCCATCATGTTGTCCCGGTCGCTCCCTGACGCCAACGAACCATCCGCTGTGCTTGTGCTCACCGGAGTCGGCTTCTGGTCTGGCTTGTAATTCATTGGCATCCAGCGAAGGTACAGTTCCCGGTGGTCAGGATTCAGGTAGCGATACAGTGTGCCCTCTGCGTCCTTGACTGCTGTGGCGAATACAAAGCCATCATCCATCGCTTGCTGCATCCCCGCCCGGAGCTCTGAAGGATTAGAATACCGCTTGGCTGCCTTAGCCGCTGCAGGAGTATTATCGCCAGTCGCCGCTGGCTGTCCGCCACCTGCTGGAGGCGTCGGCGTGTTGTCAGAACCGGGCTTGTTGCCACTCGGTGTAAGACCTTGCTTGGCCATTACCTGCGTATGCTTGTTGCCCTCCTTCATTGCCTCCATCGAGTGCTCATGCGCTTGCTGTGCAGTTTTCATCTGGAGATTCGTGGTCACCTTCGCAGTGTTCTGTTCCATCTGCGCCCCATGCTCTGCGACCGCTGTTGCCTTTTGGATATCCAGTTCATTCTGATCGGCAGCCCCGAGCTTCTGCGGGTCACCGGCATCCTGCATGTTGATGGGCTGCCAGAACGTCTCGCCAACCTTTGTGTCGGCGATTGGGTTCATGTCCTCAAGTTCAAGAATCATGTTCGTATTCAGGAAGCCCCACTGCTTACCTTGAGAGTAGAACGTGCTGCGGGCCGCCGCGTCCGGATACATCAGCTTGCGAGTATCGAACTTGGCAAAGTACTTACCCGCCGACCGGCCCATGTCAGAGAAGAGCTTACGTTCCAGCTCCTGCTCTATGCGGTTCAACCATGGATGCAGGCAGTACAGTACAAACTCGATTGAGCTCTGCTCAACGTTTGACTTGCCGCCCTTCTCCTGGGCGCACACCATGTGAGCGGGCACTCCGAAGATGGCGCATATCTCTTCGCGCTCATACTTCCTGGTCTCCAGCATCTGCCCTTCTTCGGGCGTCGCTGCAATCTTCTCGTACTTAACACCTTGCTCAAGGACTGCAACCTTGAACTGGTTCTCGCCGCCATGCGCCTCAGCCCACGACCGGCGAAGTGTGTCGACGGCTTTATCTTCCATCGCGTTCGGCAGCGTCAAGATACCAGCCGGGCGTGCGCCGTTACCAAAAAACTTTGCTCCGTACTTCTCAGTCGCCAGCGCCAAGCCAAACGCCTGACGAGCAAGCCACACTGTGGACTGGCCGAGGCGACCATCAAGCGACAGGCCTGGGACGTGAATCATGTTATCCATTAGGACCAGCCGCTTCAAGCCGACGTTCATCATCTCCGGATTCTGATCGACCACGAAGCTGGACGAGTCCATCATCTGGTCAGAAGTTTCGTACATCATCGTCCCAGCAGGCAACATATCGCCTTCGAAGAGGATGGGCTTCAGTAATCGAATGGGACGTGTGCGAGCAGGATTGCGCGGCCATATAGCAATCACCTGGCCGCTGTTGTTACGCTGCAGCTCAGAGTACGTATTCCCCCAGAGCAATGCGTGCGCCATCGCAACCTTGAAGTAGACTGCGCTGCTCATTTCAGGATTGGGCTCAAGGTGAACCAGCTTATAGAGAGGACTATCAAGAGCAAGCTGCTTGCTCGCCCGGCCAGCAATTGTGGCCCGCTGGTAAACGTGAAGTGGTAGCGAAGAGACACCATCCGAGATGACGTTGACACAGGCAAACACAGTGCCGACTTGCAGCGCCGTCATTTCTGAAACTCTGATGCCGGAGTCTGTGCGCCCGCCGTTGAAGATGTCTAAGAGCCATTCAGCCGGGTAGCTTAATGGTGTCTGTGGGTTTTCAAGGCTCGTGCGCTTTTCGATGACTCGGGGATTTACCTCAGTCCCCCGAACCCCATCATACAAGCGTATGAGCCAATTCTTATTCGCCATGATAGTTCCTCACTGTGCCACGGTTCTGTGACACTCCTGTTCGAAACACTTCCTTCTTCACGTTCCCCACGTCTGGGCAGTCACACCTGTCGATGTGCTTGTTGCACGCATCACACCATCGCATAGCGAAGGCAGGGTGGTTTCCGATTGCAGCCAGCCGCTCATTTATATCCGGGCAGATGCAGTCGTATACCTCACGCTGACATATCGCGCAAAACATTATTTTTCCCCTGCACTCGAACCTGCTTCCAAAAATGGCGCTTCCAGTATGGTCGGAGATGCTTCCACCATTGAGGTGCTTTCACATTTTCCTGTTTCGCTGGGCTCGCCATTTTTACGCTCCTTGAGGGCCGCTTCAATCTGTTCTTTCGTTGGCCCGAACATCTCAGATGCCTTAGTTTCAGGCGCGACAGGCCCGGCGACAACATCCGACATTGTCCCATCCGTCTTCAGGAGGGATAGTGCCTTCACAGGGACAGCTCTCCCCTGTGGCTCAACTATGTGACGGGGAGGCGTGAAGTACACCGCGAGCCCGCGCTCGACCAGGCTGCGTGCGACCGAGGATGACTTGTTGACCGTCTCCCCGAGGTTGCCCTGGGGACATTGCTTGATGAAGCGAACAGCCACTGTGTCATAGCCGAACTGTTGCTTCTGTCCCTCCATAAGAACTGTTGCGATGCTTCCCCTACGTGTCATCGTCATAAGAATATGATTCCTCTCCTTGAGTAGACCGAATTGGGCTGGGCAATCGTCGGGTCAGCGCAGATACGACTCAGCGCCATGATGATTGCGACGATTCCGTCTATCTTTTCCTTCGACTTTTCCTTGTCAGGCCGGATGCTTCCGTTCGCGTCAGTCGTAGCAGCTACGTTGCCCGCGTTCCAAGCCAGGATGGGGTCCGCGTAGTGTTCCAGCTTGCGCTCCAGAACCATTCCCATAAGTTCCTTCATAGGCTCGCTCATGGTCTGATAAACCATGCGACAGGGTTCCGCCTTGAGACCATCGTCAGTGAGCTTCTTGGAAATCCACTGTGCGTTCCACGAGTCGAACGCCACCTCTCTGAAGTTATATCGCCGCCTGAGCTCTGTGATCTTCTTGTAAACGAACTCGTGATCGATCACACTGCCCGGACAAGTTCCAAGGTATCCCTCATCGACCCACGCCTTGTATGGTACCCGGTCCTTCTTGGTCCGCTCCATCACACATCCCTCTGGGACCCAGAACCAAACAAGCACTGACCAGAGCGGGTCGCCGACCTGCGTCACGCGGTCCTCATACTCGACCGGAATCCTGCGCCAGACATCCTGCTGCGTTTGTGGCTTGGCAACCTTCTCGATGATCTCCTTCTGGGGAGGGAACACAAGGGCGAAGGCTGACATATCAACCTTCGCGGAAAGGTCGAGCCCTGCAATCGCTGTGCGACCCAGCAGTCTTTGTTCTGCAGCGACCCGCTGTATCTTCGGACTCACTGTTGGCCCGGCCACATTACACCTCGCCCACTTCTCTGGAGCCATCCATCTGATCTCTTGACTCGTCCACACGTTGAGGCGCTTGCAGAGGAAGCTGTTAAGGGCGGTCGCGGACTGCTCCGCCTCCGCCGCCTCCTCTCGCATGTTATCCATCTTGACGCTGACTCCGAGGTTCGGGTTTGCCTTGGGCCAGCAAGCCTCATCGAATGGGTCGTCGCCGCCGAGTCCTGTTTCCCTATCCTTCTCATCGATGCAGGCAATGTAGACAAAGAAGTTGTCTCCCTTATCCACAGGAGTAAGACCGACAAGAATGTTCTCACCGATCATTCTCTGTTCAAAGCAGATGCCCAGCGAGTCATAACCAGCAGTCGTAATCGCAAGGATAAGGGGCTGCCTCCGAGAGGCAATCGATTGAGCGTAGGCGTCATACAGAAGGCGAGTGGGATGCTGGTGGAGCTCATCAGCGATGAGGCAGTGCGTGTTCTTACCATCAGCCGTTCCATAGTCTGCTGACTGTGGTTCGTACTTCGAAGCCGTATCAAGAATGCTGAGGTTGTTCCGGTGTGAAGCCACCCGGCTTTTTAGGAAGGGCGACTTGTTACGCATACGAACAGCTTCATCGAATACAATCTTTGACTGCTCGCGAGTAGTGGCGATGGAATATATCTCAGCACCAGGCTCATCGTCGCACACCATCATGTAGAGTCCGATGCCAGACATGAACGTGGTCTTCCCATTCTTTCTGGCAACCTCTATGTGACCCTTGCGAAAACGTCGGGTGCCATCCGCCCGCATGAAGCCAAAAAGATTAGCGAGGATGAAGGTCTGCCAGGGGGCAAGAATGAATGGCAGGCCGCCCCACTCGCCCTTGCTGTGGCGCAGGTTCCCGAAGAAGTCGACCACGTGCTGGGCCGCATCCTTGTCGAAAGTGATGCCACGTTCTCGCCCGAACTTTAGGTCAGTTATGAACCTCTTTGCGGCGAGACGAAGCAACTTCCCAGCGACTATCTGGCCGGTTAGGACATCTGTGGCGTACTTTACAGCCACTTTGTAGGCATCAATGTGTAGAGCCGATGGTGGGCGTACAACAACGGTTGGCATGGACTCATCCCCTCACTTGGAAATCTTCTTACCGGCGATTGAATCTAGCACTCGCCTCGTGTGCTTTTCTTTCCGAAATTTTGGAGCTGGCGGATGGAATCGAACCACCGACCCGCAGTTTACAAAACTGCAGCTCTACCAACTGAGCTACGCCAGCTTCACAAAAGTAATTGGAGTGGGTTCCCCCAGACAAGCAACTCGGGTTCGACGCCTTAAGCCTGCCTGTTCGAACGGGGACCCACTCCTCCCCGCACCATCAGCAGCTGTGTCACAACACCCGCACTGGGCGGTGATGACTAAGGCACTTGGTTCTCGCGAGCCGGGGTGCCTCCATACTGCGTCAAGCACTGGAAAACTTATTGAATCGTCTCCGCCGCCTTCAGCGCGGCGTCCAAACCATCCTCATCCTCTTGCACCTTGGGCTGAGGAGCATGGCGCGACAGTTTCGCAGAGTCGTCTTCAGTATCTTTTCGTTCAATCTTCAGCTTCGAACGACTCGCGGGAGTCAAACCGAATTCAATCAGGAATGACTTCATAACTTTCATCGCAGTAACCTTGACGTTAAACCAAGGAGCCTGCTTGTGCTTATACCCGACCACAAGTCCCTCGTGATTAAGAACTGGTTCCGAATACCACATGCCATCTTCCATGCACTTCTTCTGCGCCACTTCCCAGTCGGCATAGGCGTCGCAGTACATGGCAAAGGCTTTGCCATCCACCTTCGTGATGACACCTACCTCGTCCAGCTTAGGCGCGAGGCGCTTCCATTCCCGCTTGGCCGTCTTGCGGAGTCCCTTGGGCATTTCAGGGACGCCGGATTCCGGCTTGGGTTCTTGATCCTCATGCAGCGCCCGGTTACCGGGGTTGCCATTGAGTTTCTTGATCGCGGTCGGTGTAGGTCTTCGGCTCACAAAAGTTTCTTTACTTCGGTCTCAATGGTTTCGACCAGATGTTGTATATCAACCTTCACGCCAGGCTCGACCTTCGCAAGCTCGGCTTTCGCGTCAGCGAAAAGCTTGCTCACTTCCGCTTTGATAGCAGCACGTAGCGTCGCGTAAGACTCGACAGCCTTCGCTTCCAAATCGGCCTTCAGCTTTGCGCGGTCGGCGTACGCGCCAACAGCGCAGGCAGCAACGACCACAGCTTCGATAATTCCTACGATCATGGTATTCCCCCGAGGCAGGTTGCCTCAAGGTGGCCCGCTTGTGTGACGGGTCCAAGAAAGAAAAGCCGCCCCGGTTAGGGCGGCCTTTACCTACGCTCGTCTGTGTCGACGGGAATTACTTAATTGGACGCGGCAGTCAGGAGGGCCGCTCGTGCAGCTTCCAGGTTAACCCTCGCAACGGAAATCTTTGCTTGGGAAGCCTTCTCTGCTTTCTCGATTGCTTTCTCGCGGGCTGCTGATAGGCGAATCTGCGCCCGGTC